ACCTCGACGCGATAGCCGAGCACCTGCAAGCCGTGATCGAGGGTGACATCACACGCTTGCTCGTCAATATGCCACCTCGCCACGGCAAATCCTCATTTATCTCAACACTCATTCATCCCTGGTCATGGCTGCAAAACCCTTCCTTACGTTGGCTGTGTGCCTCATTCGCTATGAACCTGGCTATTCGTGATAACCTCAAATGCCGCAGGATTATCAAAAGTCCCTGGTGGCAAGATCGTTGGGGTCATCAGTTCAAGCTCATGAACGACCAGGATGCCAAGACCAAGTTCGAGAATGATAAGACCGGCTACCGCTTAGTCGTCTCGGTTGGCTCTGCTGGCACGACAGGCGAGGGCGGTGACATCCTCTTGATCGATGACCCGCACCCAATTGAGCAGAAACGCTCGGACTTGAAACGTGAGACGGTGCTTGATTGGTTCCTCAATACGTGGTCATCCAGGCTCAACGATGAAGCAACGGGCCGCATGATTGTAGTAGGGCAGCGTGTGCATGACCAGGATGTGTCAGGGCTTATCTTGAGCGGTGCAACAGGCCAGGACTGGGTACACCTCAATCTGCCTGCTGAATATGAGCCAGGGTCGCCGAGTCGCACCTATTTCCCATCGGGCAAAGTGTGGGAAGACCCGCGCACAGAAGAGGGTGAGTTGCTGTGGGAAGAGAAGTTTCCCCGACCAGTCATTGAGCAAAAGAAACGCCTGCATGGGCCTTTAGGGTTTGCTGCCATCTACCAACAAAGACCAGTGCCAGCAGGCGGCAACATCTACAAAGAGAAAGATAGACGTTTCTTCACGATTGACCCTATCACGCAATCCTATTTGTTAGAGACGCCGCGAGGCCGGGTGACGGTGCCGATTGCAGATTGTTGGAACCTGGGTGTGATTGACCTGGCAACGAGTATGAAAACACAGGCTGACTTCTTTTGCTTTGAAACCTGGGCCGTAACTCCCTACAAAGATGCATTATTGCTGCATTGCGTGCATGACCATCTCGAATTCCCTGAGCAGCAAAGCACGATCTCAACGCAGTTCCAACGCTTCCACCATAGCGTGATTGCCATTGAGAAAGCAGGCTATCAACTGGCGATGATTCAAGATCAGGTAAGAAAAGGCTTACCGATCAAACCCTTTGAGCCGCAAGCCGATAAGGTCGTGCGCTCCACGACTGGCAGCATCTTCTATTCCAACGGCAAAGCCTATCATCTCAAAGACCTGCTCAATATTGCAGAGATTGAGAAAGAGTTGTTCACCTTTCCCAAAGCGCCACATGACGATATCGCAGATTGTCATGCAATGATGGCCATTGTGGTACCAAAGGCCATACGACCAGGTGTGATTGATCTTGAGAATGAAACGGTAGCACTTGATACCACACTCTCGATTGAGCAACTCAAGGTAGCGGAAGCCATCACCGAAGAGCAACGCCAGGCAGCTGAGGAGGAAGCCAAAGTGCAAGAGGCGGAGTTGTACAGGCGAGGCCCGCAAGTGAACCCATTTGAGTGGGTTGAACTCAATGGAGGTTGGGAATGAGTAAAGACACATATGGCAAATTCTATGGCATAGGGCAAAAATGGGCAGTAATGGCACATTATACCAATGATGGAGGCTTGATATATTGCGCTCAATGTGGAGACGCTAATCTTCGCCATTTAGAGATAGACCATATGAATGAAGATGGGCGGGAACAACGGGAAAAATATATGAGGGGTCATAACTTTTATCCAGTTATCATAAAGCACCATTATCCTGATAATTGGGGGCTTCAAGTTCTTTGTGCGACATGCAATAGTTCAAAGCCCAAACCTAAAATAATCGATCTTTCAATATATCCCACTTTTCCTATTCCATTCGATAAGGCGAATCCAATTCCCGATGTGCGACCACAATCACTATGGGAAGATGCCCCTATAACCAAAGAAATCACTCCTGAACTCGTTGAGAAAGCAGGAGTTCTTATTGGAGAAATAGCGGACGTACTGACACTTTCTTCAGCAATCAAAAAGGAACATAGAGAGAGTTGTAGAAAATGCCAATCAATGCCACATGATGCACATCCTGACTGCTTTACATATTACTTAGATGAACTTGTTAATACATGGGGCCAGAGGAATATGGAATTTCTAAGGAGGGTGGCATGAAAAGACGTGTTCTCATTGCCCTGGTGCTGCTTCTGCTGCTGGTATTGCTGGTTGTCGGTATCCTCTACACTTCAAGACCATCTCACTCGAACCCGACACCAACCGTCACACCAACCGCTACGTCAACACGAGTCACACCAACGAAGATACCGACAGCCACGCCAATCGTGACGCCAGAAAACGGAAATGGGTGATATATGAGGGAGGATGGATAGAATGAAATATATCGAAGCTCCACAGAGGTATCAAGGGAACAAGATAAGCCTTTTTCTTGCAGGCGGTATTACCGGCTGTCCAGACTGGCAAAAGGACATGGTTATGAGATTACAGGATGTGTCACTTGTTCTTCTCAATCCACGTCAGGTGAATTTCCCCATTCACGACCCATCAGCAGCAAAGAAACAAATCACCTGGGAACACACCCATCTTCAAGAGGCAACGGCTATTGCTTTTTGGTTTCCTTGTGAAACACTTTGTCCAATTGTTCTCTATGAACTTGGGGCATGGTCTATGACTCAGAAAAGGCTTTTCGTTGGTGTTCATCCTGAGTGCAAGAGGATTCAGGATGTATACATACAAACGAGTCTTGCCCGTCCTGATGTGCATATTGTCACAAGCATAGAAGAGCTTGCACAACAAATTACGAGGTGGCTCGATGAGTAGACGGCGCAATCGCTCTCAGAGGCAATACAACGAAAAGGCCGACCCGAATATTCAGGTCGTCGTTGCGAACCAGGGCGTTGCTACACCTGCCACCATGCCGCGCAACATGCGTGCCTACATCCAGGAAGGCTTCCGCTCAAAGACCGTGTATCGGGTCGTCGGGCATATCGCGCGAGCTGGTGCTGGTATCAAGTGGAAGCACTTTACCGACAACACGAAGCAGAAAGAAGTCACCAGTTCCGACCTGATGACCCTCTGGAATACACCCGCGCCCAAGACATCGGGCAGTCAGTTCAGAGAGGCCATGATCGCCTACTACTGCTTGACGGGTAACTCTTACATACTCGGCATCAATGCCCGCCAATCACCTGGTAGCACGTTTGACGAGATGTACAATCTGCGGCCCGATCTCACCAAGATCAAGCTCGACGAGAATGGCCCCCTCTATTATGAGTTTGGTAACTTCTCCCCGCCGCGCCGCTATGCAGACCCGTTCGTGATGCACAACAAACTCTTTGCTGGTAACGACGACGTGTATGGCATGTCACCCGTCGAAGTAGCAGCTATGCTGGTTGATATTCAGAAAGCAGGCCAAAAGTGGAACCTTGGTTTGCTCTCCAATATGGCGCGACCCGGTGGCGCGTGGGTCACTGATGCCTTGTTGGGCGATACGGAATATAAGGGACTCAAAGAGGAGATACGCAAGAAGTTTGCGGGGCCAAGGAATGCTGGTGAAACCGCTATCCTGCACGGTGGCGTCAAATGGCAATCCATGAGCATGTCACCAATGGAGCTCGATTGGATTGAGAGCGACACCAAATCAGATCGGGACATTGCGGGCATCTTCTTCAACTTCCCCTTGTTCTTGTTAGGATTGGCTGACTCAACCTATAGCAACCAGGAAGAAGCGCGTTATGCGCTCTACACTGAGATTGTGCTGCCCATCCTGGACATGTACGAGAGTAGCTTGAACATGTGGCTCACGCCGCGCTACGGCGGCGGCTGGCTTGGTTACGACCCCAAGGACATCGAGGCCATACAGCGACGGTTACAAGAGTCACAGGGGCTGGCGTCAGATCGCGCCACCGCAGAGTTCGCCGCCAGTACCATCACCTTTCACGAGGCCAGGGAAATCCAGGGCAAGCAACGGCTGCCCGTCAAGGACTTTGTGATTATCAATCAGGTGCCGGTGCATGTCGATGATCTGGACGACTATATCGCCGCCATGAGTGGCAAGACCATCAATCCACCACCACCGCAGTTGTTACCTCCGGGCCATGTGACCGTGACCCCTGTGGATAACAGTGGGGATAACTCTGGGGATAACGTGGATAACCAAGCAGGCAGCGATAACGCACCACCACCACAGAAAAGCCTGGATGAAGCGAAAAAAAAGCCTGCACAGAATAACCAGGACAGTGAGGACGATATCTATGGACTATCCACAACCCAAGCTGTCGCCGCCGCGCTTGCCGCTTCACGCGCACAGCGACAACGCGAATGGCAACAACATATCGATGCTCAAATCGCCGTGCTCGTTGATCGACAAGTGACGCATTTACGGTGGGTCTGTGATGGCAACCCCTGTCCTATCTGCACAATGAACTGTGACCAGGTTGTCGAGGTGGGTGAGGCCTTCCCTAGTGGAGACCTCTTGCCAACGGCCCACCCGAACTGCATGTGTGATGTCGTTGAGATGAGTACCGCGCAATTCGGCGTAGCTGGCCAGGATGTGCAACTTGACAGAAAAGACGGGGATGAGGACGAAACCAGCGAGGCATTGAAGAAGTACGTGAACACACTGCCACAACTGGCCGTCACCAGAGAGCAGTATAGAGAGTTATTGAGGGCAAAGAGATGACCTGGGCACCTGTATGCACACTCCCCATCATATACCGACCTGAAGATGTAGAGCAAATGGAAATACAATTGGAGCTACTCAAGCAACTGGAAGAAAAGCAAGAAAGGTTCTTGATGCTGTTTCAACCCAGGGTCGCACAGTGGCCGTGGTTCAGTGATGTGCTTTTTGACAAGATACTCAAGCTTGTCAAAAAGGAAGCGATCAAGGAAATTGCAAGAGTTGAGGGAGATTTACAATATGCGAAGGAGCAATTAGGAGAGGCAAAACGATGACAGAAGAGAACGGAACCGTCACCTTGAAAACAGAGCAACCACAACAGACCGCGCCGCTTGCACCTGGACAGGTTGGCTTGAACATGCAGATCAACCCGCAAGGCGTTGTACTCTCGTTTCCAGTCAATCTTGGCATTGACAACGAGACGATGGGGCAATTGGTGAGGGCATATCTGCAAGCGCATCCTGAACTCATGCAAGAGATCGTGCAGGAAGCCATCAAGCAGAAACAACAGGAATTGTCGATCATCCAGTTAGTGAAACAGAGCAGAACGGATTGAGGGAGGCAAAGAGATGACAGCACAAGAACTAGCACAGCGCATCCTGGAGATCGCGCACAAAGCCTTGGAGCAAGAGAAGCATAACGTCGTCTACATCGGTGATACCTGCGATGCCAAAGTAGGGCTTGAGGACATTGTGAAGCTCTGCGAGGACGTGCCGGAAGATCAAGAGGCGTTCAAGCAGTTTGAGAAGAAGAAGGTGAGTCATGATACCAAAGCCGCGACTTGACATGCGATTGATCTACCATGATGGGATGAAGAAAGGCGCAAGTCTCGCTGATTGCCAGTGCCGTTCTTGTCAGAAGTGGCGCAAAGAATTGTATGCACAAGGCAAAATCACCGCACAAGAGGCTGGTATATCTGACGTGAAAGATGAACCCCTAGGTGGAAGAAGGTGAGTCATGCTAAAAGGGGTTAAGTTCGCTTCTCAAGCGGATTTGTGCTATAATATAGGGAGAAATATTGAAGCCCTCGCGGTGCTGGAAACACCCAGGGCTGTACATCTGGTTAGGAGATGCACCATGAATACTATACCACCATCGGCAGGTATATATAAAATTACCTGCGCCCCTACCAAGAAAATCTACATCGGGAGCGCTGTTAATCTACAACAGCGTAAAGCTACACATTCCAGTGATCTTCGTCTCAACAAGCATTGCAACGCATACCTACAAAGAGCATGGAATAAATATGGTGAGCGGCACTTTACGTTTGAAGTGCTTGAATTGGTGCTTATTCCTGAACTCTTGACGGCACGAGAACAATACTGGTTAGATACCCTTCGACCGTTTGGCAAAAAGGGATATAATCTTGCCCCTATAGCAGGTTCTACCTTGGGATTGAAGTTCTCACCTGAAGCACGTGAGAGAAGCAGTCAAGCCAAATTGGGACATAAACATACTCCCGAGCGCATTGAGAAGAATCGTCAGGCACAGATGG